AGTAACTGTACTGTACAGTAACTGTACTGTATATTAACTGTACACAGTTATTATATCATGGTAGGGAGACTCACCGTAAGACAGTTCTCTTATCTCATCTTCAACCTGAGCCATCCTCCTGATATTACCTTTCTTCCTATGATAACGGTACAGAGCCAGCAGTTGTCTTCTCCTCTCTCTATTATATGTAGTAACAGGTTTCCTACCTCTCTTCTTCTGTGGATTAGGATGTTCAATGAACCACTTTCTTATGAACAGGTCAAGATACTGCAGATAACAACTCTGATGATAATAATAATGTATCCAGTATCCCTGACTACCTTTAAAGGTAATATGAATCTGATGTTCTCCTCTTTCGATTACTTCTCCACATTGTTTACAAGTCTTATTACCTTTAGCCCAAGAAAATCTCATGACTCTCCTCATTCCTTTTCAATAGTTCCAAGACCTCCTTGTACTCACGATATGGTAACTTTATCCTTCTCGCTTCTCTATATATATATAAGAGTCTAAAGACTCTATATTTAATATAGCATTTTTGAGAAGTTTTGTCAAGCCCTTCTCAGTTTTTTGACGTTTTCGCTAGTGATATATGTTTATAATCTGGGAAGTTACCCACTTGACAGCTATAACAGGTTCTGTTACAATTACAGTATGTTAAAGGAAATTTTAAGTGGAATAGAGGAGCGTCCAAGACAGTTTCTTCTGCTAAGAATGATAGGGCTGGATAAGCAGTCTGCTCTAGGCTCTCTTGCTATCCCCGAAGGAACATATAAGAGATGGGTAACTCAGAAGAGATTTCAGAAAGTCTACAGGCAGATAGATGAACTGGGTGCAGAATATCGAGATGATGCTCTCTTAATGCTCAGAGATAAAAACTATGCCCTTGTTGTGAATCTGGAGTATAAGATGCTCCAGAAGATACTCAAGGAGATTAAGGAAGATAGACCTAACTTTGCTAGAACTCATCTTGGCAGAGAAATTTATAGTCGTCTTGCAAATGAGATGTCTACCAAGCCTGAGATAAGAAGTCTAACTTGGGAACAACTTATCTTGAACGAAGGGAACAGACCTCAACTGCAGGAGGGAGAGATAATAGATGCCAGTTACAATGAGGCAGAGACAAGCAAGACGCCAGAACTTGAGGAAAGCTAATCTAGCTAGAACAACTCGTGGAAGGCTTTACAGCTTCATGAGACAAGTATATCCAGCAAGGCTGTTGGCTATAAAAAGGAGACGAACAAGATAATGGAGGATGGCTGTGGAATGTCCGAGGTGCAAGAAGGAATTAGGGTGGAATTGTCCTCTTGTCAAAGATGGTCATCTTTGGCGTTGTCGTCTCTGTGGTTATACTATACCAGATAAGGAGGTAGAGTGTGGCAAGGAAAAGAAGGTGGATTGCAGGGGCAATAAAACGAAAGGGAGCATTCACAGCCAAAGCTAAGAAAGCTGGTATGACTACCCGTGCCTATGCTCGTAAGGTCATTGCTGGTAATCATACTCGTTATGGTCTCAGAACCTTCAGGCAGGCTGTATTAGCTCGAACTCTGCGGAAACTTCCTAAACGTAGTAGTCGGAGGATATAATAAGGATGGTAGCTGTGACTGAATAAGCTGCTACGCAGGGCTAAGGTGGCTCTCGGCTATGCGATGAGTATAGTGCCTAGGCTAATCCAGTGAGGGCAAACGGGAGTGCTGTGCCGCCATAATGTACAAGAGTTTGTAACTACTGCGGAGGCGGGAACACTTGGAAGAGAAGACACGGCAGAGGGCAGAAGTGCTTGATGCTAGTGCGATTCTTCCCAGCTACGATAAGGATAATATGGATAAGAAGGAACTGGTAAGAAAAAGAATTTCTATTGTCAACAAGGATGGAATGGTTGTTCCTTTTGTTCGTAATTCCGTTCAAAGATACTTTGCTGAACATAAAACTAACAGAAACATTGTCTTAAAGTCAAGACAGCTTGGTATCAGTAGTGAAATTTTAGCTGACCATTATGCAGAGTGTATCACAGTTCCGAATACTCCTTGTGTTGTAGTCTCCCATGAGACCCGTGCTACCCAGAGATTGCTTGACAGAGTTCATTTCTTCTACAATACCTTCCCCGACCCAAGACCAGAGATAGGAGCAGAGAGCAGGTCAGAAATCAGCTTCCCAGGACTGAACAGTTCTATTTATATAGGAACTGCAGGAAGTAGAGCCTTTGGTCGTGGTGATACGTTGAGAAAAGCTCATCTCTCAGAGTTGGCTTTCTATGAAGACCCAGAGCGTATCTTAGCTGGTGTTCAAGATGCAGTTCCTTACTCTGGAGAGATAACGATAGAGTGTACACCGAATGGGATGGATGATTGTTTCTATCCATTATGGACTAGAACGAGAGAAGGTAAAACCCCTTATAGAGCTTTCTTCTTTCCCTGGTGGTTGGATGAGGACTACAGTCTTCCCAGAGATTCTCTTATTGCTCTTGAAGAAGACAGAGGAGAGTTACATTACAGTTCTGAGGAACAGGAACTGGTTGACAGACATCATCTCACCGAAGACCAGATACGTTGGAGAAGATGGAAGATAAGTGAAAAGGGAGGACAGTTCTATCAAGATTTTCCAGAAGATGAGGTAATGTGTTTTCAGCAAAGTGGAGAACCAGTCTTCGATTCTTACCTTGTAGGTGAACTTGCTAAGGGTTGTTATGATGGAGATAAAGACCCATCAGGACTCGTAATTTGGATACCACCAGTAGAGAAAGAAACATATCTTCTAGCAGTAGATTCTGCTACTGGTGTGGAAGGAGGTTCACAGTCAGCAGCAGTGGTGCTTGATTGTCTTTACCGTGTATGTGCTACCTATCAGGGGAAGCCAGAGATGATTCAGTTCGCTAATATGTTGAAGGAGTGGGGTAAGCTTTATAACAAGGCAGAGATAGTCGTAGAGAGGAACAATCCAGGATATACAATCCTTTCTCATCTCGTAGATTATCCTAATGTGTATTTACAGAGAGATTTTACTACAGGTAAGATAATGAATAAACCAGGCTGGTGGACGAGTGGCGTTACAAAGGATTTTATGATAAACTCTTTTAAAGAGATGTTACCGAAGTTTAAAACTTGGGATATGAACTTGGTTAGACAGATTAGAGGATACAGGTTTGTTAGATATATACCAACAGCACAAGCCTCTGATGACCTTGCGATGGCTGCAATGATGGCAGTAGCAGTTAGAAAGATGCTGGGAACAGCAAAAGGTTATCAAGGTTCTGTGCCTGGCTGGAACTGGTGAGAAAGATGATAGGAAATCTTGTATTAACACAAAATAATGAAGGCATCGCTTTAGGGATGAAACATCCAGTGTTGGGATTCCTCCCTGTTCTTGTCTTTGCCGACTGGAGCAGGTTTAAGGAGTTCATAGACAGTATGACCGAATACTACGATATGTATTATCCCAAAGTCCCTGAAGTATTCATCTTAGCATTCCAAGAAGAGGAGGAAGATAAATGTTAACAGAGAGAGATGTAATCTCAGATATTGCTGAACTAAAGAAAAATTGGACATTAAGAGCCACTAAGTTTTCAGAATGGTATGATATGCTCTGTCAGGTGGATAAACTAAAAGCTAAGAACATGGAGAGTGCAGTCAGCAATGACCCCAGGACTTTCTTCAATATGGCTCATTTTCTCTTCACTGCTGGTGAGGTTCAACATCGTATTCCATTGACGAGTGACTCTCCGACAGAGCGTGAAAGACAGGCTAGGGTTGAAAGAGCCTGTCGGTATATGTGGAAAGAGATAGATACCGTGAGGCAGCGTGGTGGGAGTCCACCTTTCGTAAATGAACTTGGTTTCTATCTTCTTTTGTTGGGTTGGTATAGTTTAATTGTAGGTATTGATGAGAACAATCAGCTCATCCCGCAGCTCTGGTCTCCAGCGGAAGTATATCCTCGTTTTGAAGATAATACCCTTACAGCCTGTGTTCATGAATACAGAATTACTGTAAGAGCAGCAAAGAGAAAAGCTAGGATTAAGGGTTGGAATTACTCTCCAAGAACAGAGGTAGGTTACGTCACATTGGATGATTACTTCTATCTTGATGATAATGGAGTCCTGCAGAATATGATTCTTATAGATGATAAGGATGTAACAGGAGTAGTCAATAGAGAAGACTTACTGCTTCTTGTTGCTCCTGTCGGTGGTTTCCAAGACAAAGGTTCAATCAGAACGGGAACTGCTTGGCAACAATTTATCGGACAGGGAATACTTGAAACAGATGCAAAAACTATCGAAACTTTTAATAAGTGGACAAGTATGGTAATGCAGGCTTTAAGGGATGCAGTGCAGCTTAAATATCAGGAGTTTTCTGCCTCTCCGCAGGCAACAACAGAACAGTTAAGAGAATACGGAGCAACATTCCATTATTCTCCAGGAGAACAGGGACTGCAGCCCGTTCCTGTTGCTCCTATTCCAATTGAAGCCAGAGCGTTGCAGATGGATTTAGAGAAAAGAATCCAGAAAGGTGCTTTCAGTGACGCAGTATATGGTATGGTTGAGCGTGGAACAGCAGGTTACGCTCTCTCCCAACTTGCTAGCAGCTCTGCTAATCAAATAATGCATCCTTATATGCAAGCTAAGGACTTTATCATTGCTGAATGTGATAAGTTCTGGTTGAGCAGGGTTAAGACTTCGAAGAAGGTCTTTAACATTAAGGGTGAGGTAGAGGAACAGTTAAGACCAACAGATATTCCAGATAAAGTTAGCATTGGAGTCCGAAGTGAGATGGCTACTCAGAAAGATTGGCTGGAAAGAGCTACTATAGCTAATATGATGAGACAGGATGTTGACGAAGAGACTCTACTTGCTGAGGTCTATAAGTTTAACGATACATCAACTATTAAGAGAAGATTAAACCTTGATGATTTCAATAAACATCCCCTAACCAAACAGTTCCATGCTGATTTCCTTGAAGCTGCAGGAGATAGCAGACAGGCTGAACTGTTCAGAAAGGCAGCTCAAGCTCTTGAAATGCAGATGGGTGCTCCTGAACCTGGTGCAGCAGCTCCCCCTCAGTATCTTGAGGCTGAAGCTGCACGTGAGGCAGGTGCTCCTCCAAGGAGACCAAGGGTGAGACCTGAAATTCTACCACCAGAGGAACGTGGGTTTACTCCTGAGGAACTCAGAGAAATGATAGGAAGAGGGAGGCTATCATGAAAGTTTGTTTAGAATGTGGAAGAATTGTCTCAGACGGAACAGAACGGTGTCCAGAATGTAAGACTGAGGACTTTGAGGATTTGCTTGTCCCGTTTTATAACGATATAACTCCGTATTTAGAGGAAAGAGATGAGCATATACAAGATGTTATGGAGTAGAATTGGAGGTCGTCCCTGGACATTCATCATAAGGGATATTTATCATGAAGCAGAATGGTTAATACAGACAATCTGGTTTTGTATAGGTGCTCTAGCTTTCTACTTTCTAGGAGACTGGAGGATTCTTGGTGTATGCTGG